CATTCAACGAGAGAGATTGAGCATCTGCCAAAAATGTAAGTTCTTCAAGCCATCAACCGCTTCATGTGGTACGCTTATCATAGGGCAAACGGTAGATCTCGAAGAAAATAACGTTACCCACTACAAAGAAAAGATAAAACTTTGCGGGTGCGTCATGCCTGTAAAGACTAAGTTTCGTTTTGCATCATGCCCGGCACGTAAATGGTTTGCCCTTGACTGGAAGCAAGAAGAAATAGCCGCATTAGATGAGTTTATTCACCGCATCCATAAGGCGAATAAGATTGAATCAGAAGACTTGAAGCTTTTGTACTATTGGTTTAGCAAAGTAACAGGCAAGCATCAACAAGCATCGGGCTGCGCATCGTGCATCCGTGACCTTATCACAGAGTTCAGAAGACAACTAGGTAAAATCGAAAAATAAATATATCATGCCCCTACCAACACCAACACCCGAAGAACCGAAGAGCGAATTCATAGCACGCTGCATGAGCGATGCAAAAGTGCAAAGTGAATTCCCCGATTCGCAACAGCGCATAGCCGTGTGCATTGCGCAGTATGAAGCTAAATAACAATATCTTATCGAACGTTATGGAAAAGACACGAAACGAAAAAGGCCACTTGCTACCTGGTCACAGTGGCTTAAAACCGAAAGGAGCAGTAAGCGAAAAGACCAAAATGTGGAATGAGTTAGGCGAATGGTTTACCCAGCAAGGTGCAGCCAAATGCATGCGCATCATGAATGAAATGGAGGATGAAGAATACATCAAACACTACACAGCCCTACTCGAATACTTCAAACCAAAACAAGCACGTGTCACGCATGCAGGTGATGAGAAAGCACCCGTAGTTATTCAGGTGCATTCAGACCTGTAACAAAAAATACATACGATTTGTTACGAGTTGACACAAAAAGAAAACAAAAACTACAATACAATAGAGCATGAAATTAAAGTTCAGCATAGCAGCGAACGCACAGGGTGTAACACTTGGCAAGTACATCGACTACCAGAACGCAGTCGATAAGGTTGAACAGGTGCGCATCATTACGGGCAAGAGTAGCGAAAGCATAAAGCTACTTCAACTGCCTGTGATGGACGAAATCATTATGCGCTTTGAAGCTGCGATTAAGATAGGCAGTAATGACTTTCAGCGTAAGGTGCGTATAGGTGCCATTGAGTTAGGCTTTATACCTAACCTGCAAGAGATGACCTTTGGTGAATACGTGGACTTAGATAGCGCATGTGCTAACCTGTACAAGGATGGTATCGTGAACGGTGAAGCAGCACACAAAATGATGTGCATTCTTTACCGTCCTGTGAAAGCTAAGTTCGGTAACTACTATGACATCGAGCCATACAAGACTGATGGCAAGCGTAAGTACGCAGATGCTATTAAGGACTTGACCTTAGACCATGTACTAAACGTACTGCTTTTTTTTTCGAGTTTAGAAATCGAGCTGTACAACAGTTCCCTCGAATATTTGGCAAAAGAGATAACGGAGATAGTGAAGGAGATGAAGTAACAACACCTGAAGGCTTAGCGGTCTACGGATGGTTTCACATCATAGAAAGCTTAGCCGATAGGGACATAACAAAGTTTGACGCTGTGACAGAGCGTAACGTATTTGAAGTGTTTACACACCTAACCTACTTAGCGGATTACGTGTACACACAAAAAGTTGAAATGAGAAAACGCAACAGATAATGAGTAGCAGTTATAATTATAGTTACAACGTTTTGATTAACCGCTTCGAAGCATTCGCAGCCGGGCATCTTCTTATCAAACGTTTTACGCATGGACAGATTGACCTTAGTGATCAGTTGAATGATGACCAGTACCCGTTCATGCACGTAACACCTGATACGATTGAACCTGTAAAAGGTGCAATGCAGTTTGGCTTTCACGTGATGTTTGCGGATATACCCCGTGACAAAGAAACGAAAGCGGAATACCAGCGTGAAGTCATTAGCGATTGTGTGCGATTAGGTCAAGACCTTATAGCTGAAATACAGAATGGTTTAGAATTGTTTGGCTTTAATGTACAACTCGTTAACAACGTAGTGTTTGAGCCATTCATGGAGGAGCAAAAGAACACCGTAACGGGTGTGGCCTTTACCGTGAAGCTTGAAGTGCCGTGGGACTGGAGTGCGTGTGACATTCCTGCGGTTTGGGCCGTAGGTGGTAATAGTACAGGTGGTAGCGGTTCGCCTATTGGTTTGCTTTTACAAGTCAATGGAGTGAACAACGTAGTGCAAAGCGAACTCGACCTTGTTGCAGGTACAAACGTAACGCTTACAGATAATGGTGATGGTAGCGTAACTATTGATGCAACAGGTGGGGGTGGTGGTGGTAGTGGAACAGTTACAAGTGTTGCGCTAACTGCGCCCGCTGCATTCAATGTTAGCGGTTCGCCTGTTACAACTTCAGGAACATTAGCACTATCTGCCGCTGGTAATGCTTCGCAGTATATCACAGGTGCAGGTACTTTGCAAACCTTCCCGGCTATACCCGCTGCACAGGTCAATTCAGATTGGAATGCAGTAAGTGGTGTAGCTGAAATTCTCAATAAACCTTTCATACCTGTTAACCTTGATGATTTAGCAGATGTAAACGCAAGTTCACCTAGTCTTCTTTCAACAATATTTTGGAACGGTACGGAGTGGCGTGAAGGTAATGTACCACTATATACATTGTATGATGTCAATATACCTACTCCAACAAATGGACAGGTATTAACGTACAATACAAGCACGGCTAAATGGGAGGCGGTAACACCTGCATCGGGGGGTTCAGTTACTTCGGTTGGTCTTACTATGCCTGCACCAACTAACGCTGCATTTTCAGTTAGCGGTTCGCCCGTGACTACATCGGGTACACTTGCCGTTGCAGCTAATGGTACAAGTGATCAATACATAGATGGTACAGGAGCACTACGCACGCTACCTTCAACAGGTGGTGGTGGTGGGCAGGTGTTGTATTTCAATGGTAATGTATCTCAAGGTACAATAGGCGGTAATGCTTACTACGAATTAGGAACGGCCGCTAATACAGGCCCTGCTGCTAACTTCACACGTGCAACAACAGGTGTTATTGCCCGGTTCATCACCGATGTAAATCAACCAAACCATGTTCTTATTCCTTCAGGTGTTTGGACTATTGATGTATACTTGAGTGAAACAGGTGGTGGTGCAAATCACGCTCAAATACTTGCTAAACTTTACACCTATAACGGTAGTACGTTCACGCTTGTTGCCACTTCCACAATGGAAGAAATTACTAATGGTAACGTGCCTGATTTATACTCGTTTAGCATTTCAGTACCTAATACGGTAACTGCTGCAACCGACCGTGTTCACATTGAGTTCGACATACAGAACACCAACGGTAAGACGGTTACGCTATATACTGAAGATGGCCGCATAGGTGAAGTGCATACCACTTATGCAATCGGTCTTAGTTCTTTAAATGGCCTAACTGAAAGCACGCAGAACTTTGCAACAGGTACAGCCGGGACTGACTTTGCTATTAGCAGCGCATCAGGTACACATACATTCAACCTACCAACTGCCAGTGCTGCAAATCGTGGCGCATTAAGCAGCGCAGATTGGTCAACATTTAATGGTAAGCAGGATAACATCGGACTTACTACGGTAGGTACTAACCTTGCAACACTTGCTAACCCATCTGCTGTACGCTACGTGCGCATTAATTCAGATAATACGGTTACGGCTATATCACTTGCTACATTAAAAAGTGAACTTGGGTTGTTACGTGGTGTGCAAACAACTAACCTTACTAATGCAAACACATCGGCTAACACCAATATCACAGGTTGCACACTTGCACTCGAAGCAAACAGCACCTACATCGGAAGGCTTGTTGTATCATCAGGCTTTACCACTACAACAGGATTTAGTTTGCTCTTTACATTCCCATCGGGTTCAACAATGAACGTTGGGCAAATATCAAGTGCTGCCGTTGGTGGTCAGTTCATGCAATGGCAAGCGGTAACAAGTGGCACAGGTTTGACTAACCGACTTAATCAGGCAGTCAATCAAATCGGTCTTGCCGTTATCGAGATATTTATAAGCACAGGCGTAAACTCAGGCAACCTAACACCCGCTTTCGTAACATCGAGCAACGGTCAAACTGCTACCGTGTATGGTAACGCAACACACATTCAACTTGAAAAAATATCATAATGAGAGATATTCAACCTTTGGACATATGGAGCAACGGTGATACTAAAACAGCCGTGTGCATGAAGCTATACATTAGCTATGATGACTTGACTGCAACAGCCGCACTGGTATATTCCCTGTGCGATGTGGATGGGCGCAGCATCTATGACGGGCAAGTAATATTTGATGGGCAAACCTACATCAATTGGGGTAGTAGTGGCGATTCAAACAACGAGGCTTACACCATTGCCGCATCAATGCTTAACTTGACATTGATCTAATGGCAGATGAGTTTGAAAATATGCTGAATGAGTATGCGCTTGCCGTAGTGGAACGTGCGCAATCTAACCTACGCATCAAACGTCGTGTGCGTGGTAAGACTGTCAACCGCGTTGCATCGGGCAGGTTACTCAATTCACTATACTACAATCTCACTATACGCTATAACAAGCCTACAATTGATTTTACCGTAAGCAATGATGCAGCGGGTAAATATGCAGATGTCATTGAGTTTGGGCGCAAGCCTTATCCGGGTGATCCAACAAAACGCCCACCGTACAAAGACATCATGGAATGGATACGGTTAAAACCTTTGAAGCTACGCAATAAGCAAGGTTCATTCATCAAAGCAACAGAAAGCAACATAAAGAGCGCAGCGATAGCCATTGCAAAGAGCATCGGTGAAAAAGGTATAGAAGGTATCTACTATTATACGGAAGCAATAGATGATACATGGGACGAATACAAAGACAAGCTAATGGAAAGCTATATTAAGTCAGTTGAAAATAGATTACTCTTAAACAAACGATAGATGATAACAATAATAGACCAACCGTATGCATGGGCAGTACGTGGGCAGAAGCTCATGATAGTAGCAAGCAGTACAGAAACTGCACAGGTTGGATTTCGTTATGGTGTAGAAATAGATATTGATGGTACGCTATATAACTTTTATGTAGCAGCTGCGCCCGATGGTAACCTATACTTTGATGTGCAGTCATTACTCAATGACATGCGTAACTATGAGCCTGTAAACTTTCACCTGTCAACTGATGATACAGTAGATGATTTAAGCAAAAAGGTTTTTACTACCAAGTAAAGGACGGTTACAAGCCATCACCTGAAAGCGGTAATTCAGCTGTCAAGTATTCCTTGACAAATGCCACATCATACGCAATGAGTGACCGTATCATAGGAACTCACAATTGGCCGCTTGCTGCTTCATTTGGTGTATCAAATAACAACGTAGTTATACCATCTTTTGAAACTGACTACGGTGTGCTATCCATACCGGGCAACGCAACCTATCTAAGTAATAACGGGGCAAACAATGTAGTCATTACCATTTACTCAAGCACAGGCGCACCAACTTCACAGACGATTACATTCGATGCTTATGACATTGAAGCCTTACCAGTATATCCTGCAAACTTAAATGATTGGACAGGATTGACGGTAAAG